ATGAGAAAATGCTGGAGCGTGTTATGCAGATACACAACAGCTATGACATGGGACACAATGCCTACCGTGTTTACAACACACTGACACACATCTCTACCCATGTGGAGACAAGCCGTGAAGGTGCTGATGTAGGACGTAAGCAACTGCGTATTGAGCAAGACATGGATGCTGTGCTAAAGGGTGCATTCAACGACCTGCTCTTGCAAGCAGCTTAATCAACAACATGAAACCTATGGGTGCTAGTTTGTAATATGAAACTAAACCTGTAGGTTTCACCTTTTAGGTGGTATATGGAAAAAGATAAAGCAATTGGTATGTTCATGGGCTTGTTCATTGGTGATGCATTGGGAGCGCCGTTGGAATTCATGCGTCCTCATGAGTTTGAGAAAGTGACAGACATGATAGGTGGTGGTGTTCACTCTGCTGAGGTAGGCGAGTGGACAGATGATGGTGCTATGGCAATGTGCATTGCAGATGCATACAAAGTGAAGGGTAAGTTTGCACCTAATGAAATTGCTCTCAACTTTAAAACATGGCTTAAGACAGGACACTTTGGTACAAGAGACTATCGCTTTGACATTGGACGCACTTGCTTTGAAGCCATCGAAGGCATGTCAACAGAGCANCCNTATGCAGGTAGGACAGACACNAGAGCNAGCGGCAACGGCTCCATCATGCGTATTGCTCCTGTTGTATTAGCCAACCACAACAAACCTAACACTGGTCTTGGTGAAGCCATTGCTGTGTCTCTTATGACACATGGTAATGCTGACACCGTCCATTACATGGCAGCTTTTGTAGCTGAGTTGTATGCAGGTAAGCAGCTTGATGAGTTTGAACATTTAATGGATGCTGATTATGATATGCGTAAAGGCAAAGGTTCCATCATGTATGCATACAATGCAGCATGGGAATGTGTCAACTTAACATTCAGCTTTCAGGATGCACTGATCTTGGCAGTTAACAAAGGCTATGACGCTGACACCGTAGGTGCAGTGACAGGCATGTTAGCTGGTAGACATTATGGATATTCAGCCATGCCAAAGCGTTGGACTAACAAGCTGATGAAGCATGATGAGTTGTTGCAGATGGCAGAAACACTTTATGAAATGGGTGAGCAATGAAATTTAAAGACGACAAAGGTATTGAGTGGAAGCCATTCGTTGCTGGTTACATCACTGATGAAGGGCTACGTACTTGCATTGTCTATGCCATATCAGCAGAGCATGCTGAGCTTGTCATAGAAGACTTACGCAGAACAGCAAGGCTTGTTGGTTACATTGGAGAGAAACAAGAATGAGCATGCCAAGGTATGTTTTACGTTATAAAACAGGCAACAAATCTAAGTGGAGGTACAACCCCCCACAGGATGCAATTGATGCTGGTGCTGTTAAACGTATAGAGCTTGGTAACATTTATCAAACAGCCTATGCTTTGGCTGAAGAACAGAACAAAATATTAGATGAGTGGAGACAAGAGCGAAAGCACTTGAAAAATCTATCCACTAATGCGAAGCTTAGTGAAGTAATTAAAAGCTATGAGAATAGCTTGAGCTTTGCTAAGCTTGTACCAATGACACAGCAGAGCTATCTTTATTATCTAAAGATGTGGTATCGAAGCAGGATGGGTGGTGTGCCATTGTTATGGGCTAAGCTTGAAGACATACAGACACCTATGTGTCAGCGTGTCTATGAAGAACATGCTGCTCACAGTGTTAGCTTGGCTAATCATAGCTTGGCTGTCTATCGTTTGTTGTTTAACTATGCCATCAGGCAGGGCTTCACCAATTACAACCCATTCAGTAAGGTGCAGAGAAGGATTGAGAAGGCACGTAAAACTGTTTGGACAAAGGAAGATGTCAAAGCATTCCTTGATGTGGCTTACAGCAATTTTAAATGGCGTAATGTAGGACTCATTGTGCAGATGGCATACGAATGGGGACAGCGTATGGGAGACATGCGTATGTTGAAGTGGGAAAACTACAACACAGAGACAGGTGTTCTAACCCTTGAGCAGAGCAAGCGTAGAGCACGTATCACTTTGCCCACATCTGAAGGGCTGCAAGCAATGCTTAAGCAACAATATGAAGAGTATGGATGGCAACAATATGTTGCACCTAGTTATATGTCAGATAGAAATGGTGGGTTGGTTCCTTATTCATTAATGAACTTAGCAAGGGTTGGTGATGTAATAAAAACTGAAGCAAATATATCTGCGGATATAAAGCTTATGGACTTACGTAGGACGGCAGTGACTGAGATGATTGAGGCAGAAGTACCACTGCCTAACATCATGGCTATGACGGGGCATGCTACACCCCAAAGTGTTGCACCATACTTGAAGCATACGCTGAAGGGTGCTACAGTGGCAGCAAGGATGAGAGGGTTTGTATGATTGAAACTGTAATTACCTTTTTTGCATTGTGTGCAATTGGCGGGTTTGTAGGTGGTGCTGTGTTTGTAGCCATTGTAATGTTTTTGGAGAGCTTAGATGACTAGAGAAGAAATTGAAGCTGTTGTTGTAGATGAGCTTGAGTTTTTAATTAGATGGGAGCTTCAACAGGGTGATAACATTAAAGACGAAGAGTTGCTTGCTGCTTTGCAGCTTGTGCTTAAACAATATGAGGTGAAGGTATGAGTGCTTGGCTTATAGCAATGATTGGTGTGGTGTATTTGGTGGTGGCTGTAGATCTGCTGCTAAAAGGTAATACAGGATTGGGCATAGCCTTTATTGGTTATAGCTTAGGTAATGTTGGGCTTTATCTAGCAGCAAAGGTACAAACATGAACAACCCACCAGCATTTCCACTACACGATCACGGGGCGCAAACTCTTGGTCTGCATGTCACAGGCATGAGTCTGCGTGACTACTTTGCGGCAAAGGCTATGCAATTTCTTCTTGGGTATGAAGAAAGTAATCTTGAAAATGATGCTAAAGTTGCTTACGCAATGGCAGACGCAATGTTGAAAGCGAGGGAAACATGACACAAGGAAAAGAGGTTATGTACAAAACACCAGATGGGCAGTCCGTCAAATTTAACGTGGAAGGAAAATACAAATTTCAATTAACGCCAGAGCAATCTGAATGGCAGTGCTTTCTATTTGGAAACAGACCCGACAGTCTGGGTATTGTGTATCGACCAGTAAAAGGCAAGGTTCCAAATTTATTTGTGCGCTGGATGATGCGTATCTTTTTTGATTGTCTTTGGGTAAAGGATAAAGCATGACACAAGATGAAATCGACACCATGTGGCAACAGGCCATGCGTCAGTCTATTGAAGATGGTGAAATGTTTACCCGCTATCACTTTGCCAAACTGGTAGCCGCCAAAGCCGAAGCCAAAGAGCGTGAAGCCTGTGCAAAGGTGGCTGATGGCTATGTTGGCGCAGACCCTATTGCCGCCGTTATCAGAGCCAGAGGTGAAGCATGAGTGATTACGACATGAAAATTCATAGCAATCCAGACGCACAAGCGTGGGCAAAGTTTTTCATTCATACAAAAGAAAAGGCAAGCTGGCAGATTGAAGATGTTGATGAGTCATTGATGCTGGCTTGGTTTGCAAACGCAATGATGGCAATGCACGATTATTTAAAGTCACAGCGCACATGGGTGGGTCTGTCAGATGAAGAATTTGATGAATTAGACAAAGAAGATTTAAGTTTGAGGGAATTTGTACAAGCCATTGACGACAGACTCAAGGAGAAGAACACATGATTGAAAGCAGGAGACAACGAAATGCCAGCGTTTGATGTATGGAGTCAAGAAAACTTAATCAAGTTTGCCAAAGAAGCCTACGTCAAGTTGCAAAAACAACAAGTTACATGGCAGGGGTTGACGGATGAGGATTGGAAAGAAATTGAAGACATGCCCGACACCTTTGACCAAGGAGTTGCATGGGCAGCAGCCAAACTCAAAAAGAAAAACAGTGCTTGAAAAAATTAAAACATTTTTTGGAAGGGTGCGTGGACAACACAGCAACAAAGAAACTATAATTGTGGAAAGTTGTGCGTGGCGTTGTCTTATTTGTGGTCAAATATTTCTGGACGAAGCAATAGCTAAAGAACATAAGGAAAAACATCTATGAAGTTCACTGATTTAGAACAACTAATAATGCAAGCATGGACTACAAAAGAAGACTTAGATCTTTTTTTATGGGCTATGATGGATAGACCAATACCTATGACAGAAGATGAACAAGCCAATTTAATTCTTGGCATCACAGCACTACACAACAGTAGGATGCATCAACTTTTTGATGCCTACTGTAACATTTTAAAGACACACGACATAACTTACAAAGGAGTAGCGTGGGAAATAAATCTTTAACATTTATTAAAACACATCAGCCTTGCCATCATTGTGGTAGTTCAGATGGGCTATCAATAAATGATGACATGTCAACCAAGTGCTTTGTATGTAATACATTCACTCCCACCACCATAGCCTCAGAGGAAACATACACAATGCTTACAGAAGAAACAGAAGTGAAGGACACATCCTTTCTTAAACAATACAGAGAAGGCATGTCAGTGTCCGTCTCTGACAGACGCATCACTAAAGCAACAATGGAAAAGTTTGGTGTTGTTAAGTGTGACAACAACTTGTACTTTCCCTATCACGATAAGGACAGTCAGCTTGTAGCTGCAAAAGTTAGAAGCACAAAAGAAAAATCTTTCTCCACTGCTGGTGCATGGGGTAAGGGTACATTGTTTGGACAGCACTTGTTCCCCATTGGTGGGCGCTATCTCACAATAGTGGAAGGGGAGTTTGATGCACTGGCTGCATATCAAATGACAGGATCTAAGTATCCTGTTGTGTCCATACGTAATGGTGCTGGCTCTGCGTTGAAAGATTGCAAGCAATATTATGAATATATTAACAGCTTTGAAAACATCATAGTATGTTTTGATGGTGATGAGCATGGAGTGAAGGCAGCTAAGGAAGTGGCTGAGCTTTTCGGTAGCAAGTGCAAGGTGTTTAAACCATTGCCTGATTACAAGGATGCATGTGATTGGCTTTCTGAAAGCAAGGAAGCTGCCTTTGTAGATAGGTGGTGGAGGGCTGAACAGTTTGTGCCGGATGGCATTGTCTCTGGCTCCACCTTGTGGGATGAAATGTCTAAGCCTTTGGCTCCAGCCGATTGCTTCTATCCTTGGCAAGGACTCAATGAACTCACCTATGGTATGCGCTTTGGTGAACTAGTAACTATCACTGCTGGTAGTGGTTTGGGTAAGAGCCAAGTGCTTAGAGAAATTGTGTGGCACATTGTGCAGAAGACAGAGGACAAC